GTTTTTTCCAATCGGCCCAAAGTTCACTTATATATTTATTTACTTCTCCGAAAAATGGAATACTCAAAAATTCTTTATCAATTCCTCCATATAACAATCTAAATGTTATTTGTTTACTTTTTTCATATTCTTCATCTGTCAATTCTTCTTTCCCAAAATATTGCTTACCAAAATATCGGTGAACTGATGTGGGTGGTAAATCATATCCAATTAACCTAGCTATCAGTCTAATATGATAAGCATCAAAATCCATTTCAATTAATGCACCATTTTCAAATCTGCTACAAAATGAATCTCTTGTGCCATCTTCTTTATTCATTGCTGCAAAGTTGAATCCTCGGAATGCATTGGATGGCCTCCCTGTTGTTGTATGATAGTGATATTGAGAATAAACTCGACCATCCGTTATTAAATCATTCATTTTGAACGACCCAGTAACCTGCATCCCGTTAGATTCAATTTCAGCAAAAAGTTTTGGATATATAGAATTAAATTGATTGTATGATGTAGTTAATTTTGAATTGATAATCATTGGCCAAGCATACTTGCGAATTTTCTGGCACATTTCTAGATGTTGCATTAGTGGAACTACTGCATTAATATGGTTTAAATTGGTATGTCTTCTCCAATAAAAATGATGTGCACTTGTATAATAATAATTCTCATCATATGCCTCATTATACGTGTACCACCACAAAGATTTGACATCGTATACGGCATCATTACCGCCCAGTTGTAACCATACCTTTTTGTCATGGACAAAGATAGATTCTAAGTTGAGAAAGCGGATTAACTGGTCTTTAAAGCCCCGTATTTGTTCGGTATGTTGCATAGGAATGATGCGCTCTACGCCGTCTTCTGTATATATGTATATACACGATATATTATTTATGATTGGGTGTAATTTATGGTCGGAAAGAATGGGTACTACGAGCACCGTTTTATCTTTCATGTAATCGAATATTACATCTAGTTCTTGAATATCATCAACTATCATACAATACTATAATAATTAATAATTTTCAGAAATCCAAGAATTATTTTGAATTAATGTCAGGGGGAACTATAAATTCTGTATCTGCGTAAAATTCTAATAGATTGGTTAATTTGGCAGATATGCCTGGAATTGTTGATTTTGCTATTGCTTTTTGATTTTTAGTTATAACTCCAGGAATAAATATATTTCCATGGAATTCGTCTTCAATATTCCCAGATATAGCCCATTGTAAGTTAGTAACTATATTTACATTTGGATCTATTTTTTTAGAATTAAAATCTTTAAATTGTTTTTCATCAATTTCTATAATATTATTACTATTTACACGTTTAATAAAATATCGTGTTATTGTTCCAGACTTTCTTTCTTTTGTACCAATTACTGGATAGTCTGGCTGTATTGAATTATACTCTGTTTTTATATTTGGTTTTAATATATTATATACAAATGTATTATTATTTATTTGTACAAATTTAATTAACTTTTTTGATGTTTTTCTATCCCATTTAGGTTCTGTATATACTTCACCGGTTGTATATGTATGATACAGCCCTATATATTCAGTATAATCTTGTAACATCCACTCAGAGCCAAATGTATATAAATTATTGGTTATCTCACTTAATGAATATTTAGATTTTATTCTCATTATACTTTTGGCCTCATTATACACGTGAGCTCTGTAGTCCATAGTCCTGAACTACCAACTGTGTGACTTATGTTTATAATACTAAATACAGTTTGTGTACGATACCTGTATGGCAATGCGTTAAATTGTAAAACATCGCCATATCTAAATCCATTTACGCCATCAATTGTTATACTTGCATCATAAGGAAATATTGGTGTATTTAATAAATTACTTTTATCTATTTCTTCTGTTGGGTATTGGAGATATTTTTGTAATGCAAGTCGTAAGGAATTTTTTTTCTTATAAGAAGTGGGGTTATGTGAGTAATCTTCTTTTGCATCAGTTAATAACGTCAAATATTTGTGATGAGTATTCAAATACGTTTGAAATAATTTTTTTACATTTTCTTCTTTATCTTTATTTGAATACATATAACTTAAAAAAGGGGCGATGTCAGATTGAGAAATGTCTGTTCCTTCGTTTAATACATATGCTAATTGTTTTGCACGTCCAGGCAATTTTGCACTCAATTTAAAATCTCTAACAATTGTGCCATTTGAGTGGTTTGCAAACATTGGTACTGAAAATGGTTCTACATCTTTCTGTACGTCTTCCTGTCCGATATAGTTGCTATCATAATATTTTAATTCTAATCCTAAAGGATCTTTTGGGTCTGTTATTAAATTCATTTTTATGGCACCAGCAGTGTTCATTGTTATTACAGCTCCAATACTAGAAATAAATTCTTTTATTTGTACTCCTTTATTTGGTTTTATTTTATTAATAGTTTCTGGTATTATCTCTATTTTATCTAACCGCAAAACTATATCTTTAATTACATTTAAATTAATAAAAATTCTATTTGCATATGCTTTACCATTATTATGAAATCCAGGGAATTCTTCATATGAACTATTAGGTTGTATATGAGTATTAGTATATACATTCTCATACCAAATTAAGCTTGGAGTTTTAAGTATTACTATATCTATTTCTTCATCTTCTTCAACTATTTTTCCATCCACTTCTTTTTTAACTTTAGTTATTATTGTATCTTTAATATCTGCTGTTTCTGATCTCCCATATTCTTGTGTCGAAGTAGTTAATCCATTTCCCAACAATAAAATTTCATATGGGTCTGCAGAAACTAAGTTATTATAATAATTAGATAGTGATGAAGAATCACAAGTAATCTTACTACCTGGTAGTTTTATCAATAATCTGGCATTTATATAATTAATTAAATAATTTAATGTAATATATGTTTGTGATTCATGTAACTCAAATCCATAACCTTCATCACTTGCGTTGGTTTTGATAGTAGCATTATTTGTGTAGTCTTGCGAGAATGGCTGTCCGGTTAATATCCAATTCTCATCACCACCGGGATATTCAGAATAATATTCACTTTGTATTAAACGTTGGTCTTGCTGACTTTCATTTTGATTTTGTACTATTTCTGAATTAACTTGATGTAATAATTCTTCATAAAATGTATTAACTACTGCAGTTACATCTTCGGAATCAGCTGCATAATGGGTTTTTCTTCCATCTGGGAGTGTATAAACTGTATGTCCCAGATTGAAGCTTTGAGGATCAATGGGTTCAGTTCCATCTTTTTTCTTTTGCGGTTCTGTTTCTAAGAACATAGATAAGTCAGTATATACATTACTAGTGCCGGTTATGTATATAGTTGCCTCTACTGACCCATCTGTTTGGTAACTAAAATCAAAAGATGTTATTAATCCTTCAAATCGTACGGAATTCATTGTTGTTATTTGGTATTCTAAATCGCCAATGTCCGGATAATTTTTTTTGAATTTTTCTGTTTGTCGAGTAGCATCGTCTAAAACAGTTTCTGGATCTAGAGACTTCTCTGTTATGACAGCAGAGTCAGGGTGTTGTATCAATACATATGCATATTTTCCTGGCCTAAACCAATATTGTTCTACCCAATCTAAATCTCTAATTGGATCTGGTATTTGTATTTGGATAACTGCTTTATTTAACAACCCTCTAGAATTATCTGCTATTGATACTTGACATGATGTAATTATGGGTGGTATCCTTAATGAAGTATCTTTTATTTTTACTTTATCTTCAGTTATTTTAACACTAGAAACTATTTTTCCTTCAATTTTTGGATCAATCTCAATCCCTTTTATAAGTTCAATATCAGGTTTATTTTCATTTAAAAAACCGTGTTCACCAGACGGCATAAATTTTGGACCTCTAGTTTGTTTTCCTCCGATTATGCTATCTTTTTGAAGCGAATTTGTTCCATCGAATCCATTTGTGCCCCTTGTGTGTGTATATGTACCAATTTCTATATTTGCAATTTTTTCTAACATATATTGCAAATCTTTTTGATTCCTTCGGTGCCCAGAAATACCTCGAGCTTTTAATTCCTCTTTTAAATTTTTATCTACTTGTGAATAAAATATATCTCCAGCCATAACTTATCTACTAATATTAACATTGTTAATTACACTTAATATATTTTCTATATCAGGAATTCGTAATTTTGTATTTTCTGGTACTGCAAATGTTCCTTTTCCTAATCCATTAGATGCAGCAATTGCCCACCACAAATTAGAATCCCCATAAAATTTATTTGCCAATAAATCTAATCGTTCTGGACTAACTACTTGTATATAAATATCATTTTCAGATAATGGCATTGGTGGTATTATAGTAGTACCTGCTATCCGTACACTATTTTTGTCTTTAATTTGTTTTGTTGTTTTATATCTACTTGCCATAAATTAACCTCCTTTGCCTGTTCCTCCAGGTGGTCTCGCTGCTGGATCAAAAACTATCTTATTCTCTTCGTCAATGACAGGATTTTTTTCAAAATCAGATAACCAATTATCATTTCCGTCTACTGGACCATCATCATCAAAATTATTAGCTAACGTATACATCTTGCCTCCTTTTTGTGGTAAATAATCAGATATAAGTGTTAGCCCCATTGAAATATCTATTTTGTTTGGAACCTCCATTCTCTCCGGATCATTTTCTACATTGATATCCCATGTTGTTTCTGTACCGGCTAATGTATAATATAAATTATTAATTATTGCCGGTTGTTGTTTATACAAATCTCCAATTGTTATACGCATCCATGGTCCTTTTAATCCAATTGTGGTATTGTTTTTATAATCTGGTGCTGTATATGATGCTAGTGCATTTAATTTTCTCCAGATTGGTTTTAATTCATCCCTGTCTGTTGCAACCACAGTAAAATCTAGATTTAAATCTCTAGTATATGATGTATAATGATAATTTGGATCTGCTCGTCCTATCATTGTAACATTTGTCCATTGTGGGTTAAATGAATCAGTTAAACTATTTATGATAGCACGAAATACCATTATATCATCTCCTTCTGCAGAAGGTTTGTTAAAGGTTAATGATGGTCCAGTAAAAAAGAATTTTATAAAATCTTGTGTTATTCCTGGGTCATTCATTACTCCGCCGATTGCAGAATTAATACTAGCCATGGCACTTTGTAATGCGTTGTCTTCGCCCGGAATCCATCTATATGCTTGTTCTTTTATATCCTTTATTTTTCTAAAATCTATAACAGATACTTTATCACCACGAAATGCAGTAACTTTTGCTGTTGGGTCTTCTAAGAAATTTGCTTTCTTCCACTTCTTCCCATTCCCATTCCACACTGTAGCTACATGACTTCTTGCAGTAAAATCATTTCTCAGTGCATTTTTATTTCCATGGTCTCCCCAACCATACAACGTTTCTCTATTAAATAAACTATATGCTCCCACTGTTGCACTTGCTGCGGCATACGCTATTGCTCTATGTTTCTTTAATCCTTTTCCTATAAGCCTTAATGAAGTTGCAGTGCCATCTAATCGCTTGCCGATTAAATCACCGGCGCCCCATCCTCTCCTAGCTCTAAAATCTTGAAATGGAATTGCCGGGAGTGGTTTTAGATTTAAAAAAGGTGATGTATTATATATCGAACCATCTGGTGATTCTTTTGCTCCTATATCTCCAATTAATGAATTACCAATGTTCATGACAGCTGGAGCTGCTGTAAATCCTGAGGCAAGTCCTAATGCTGCAGCTGCGCCTGCCCGTTTTGCTGCAGATTCAGGTGTAATATTTGTATCTTTAAAAATTGTTTTATTTGATTGTACTGATGGGTCTACATCTATCTTGCTAACTTTTACAGTCCCAGGCGGTGTATTCCATTCTCCTAATTTATATAAATTTTCTCCAAATCCAACATCTTTTTTAATATAAACTTCTTTTAATTCTTCTCTTGACAATTCAGATAACTTAGTATATTTATCTGCGCCAGCAATTGTCGGAAATGAATATGGTGATGCGACTTTTGCTACTTTTGGATGATCAGGAAATAAATTACTAGTACTTATTTTATTATTTTGTGTAGTAAATACAGTAGTGCTTCCTTGATAATATGGTGGATATTTCAATTCGCCAGATAAATATGGATATAATATTCCACCTACCCAATTAGAATAAGTATTACCTGGAGTCCACTTATTTGAACTTTGGAAGTTATTTGGTGATGGTGGTGGTGTTATTGGCATTATATATCCTTTTATTTATTTATATGATAATCATTGAAAGCTATACTTGCTTGTACTTCATTGGGCGAAACATATAAGTTAACTCCTTTTAATGCTGTAGCTACAGCTACTGCTATCTCTGCGGCTGATGCTCCTCCTCCGCCTGTCATTGTATTTGCAGCTTGATTTAATTGACCTTCGCTCGTTGAAGCTAATATTTTAAATTTGTCTCTTGGATTAAATAGTACAGCATCATTAACTTGTACTATCGCATCATCTTTATCAGGTTTCGGACCCGAACCTGGCCACGCCATCCAGCCGGTTAAAACTGTATTTGCTACTTTATTCAATACAGCTGTAAACTTTGTTCCTATAATAGGAATTATGTCTATTACTTTTTGTAATTCCGTACGGAGTCCTCCAGAAGCCATAAGTGTTGCGAAGTTTTCTAATTTTCCAAATGTGCTTGGGTTTACTTTTTGGAACACATCAACCATATTTGTAAACTCGTCGAATACTTTTCCTTCTAATTGTGTACGAGCTCCGGTAATTATTTTTTTTTGTGTTGTCCCAGCTCTTTCAGACTGTACAATTATTCCTTCGGTATACATATTAGCTAATAATTCTTCTATTCGTTGATCTGTGGTTCTTGTATCCATTGTATCTAACAATGTTTGTAAATCTTCTTGTTCTTCTTTAGAAAGATCATCGCCGAATTGTGTAACCGCTTCATCAAAAGAAGTTATTTTTAAATCTAAAACTTTTTGAGCATCTGGTCCTAATTTATTTAATAATTCTCTCTGTTGGACCATTCTAGATACTTTACTTTCTTCTATTCCTAATGTTTCTGCTAACTGCTCTCTTGCAAATAAGTTATCTTTTAGCGTATCACCTTGCGTTTCAAGAATTTTATTTAAAGCGTCTGCCTGTGCATTTGCGTCTCCTTTAATTGTTGCCATACGATATTGTTGTGTAAGACTATTGCCTTGTTTGTCGACTAATCGTTTGCCACTCAATAATTGATACTCCATCTCAGAACCAATTGAAGTTTCAATATTTAATAATTGATTTCCTATCTGGTGTAAATCACCCATTGTTGCACCCAACACTTTAGCTTTTACTACTGCTAACTCTAATGCCCCTGGAATTCTAGAATATTGTAATTGAATGTTTGCTGATAAGCTAGCTATGTCAGAAGTAATTGTTTTAAAAACTCCTGTTAACTTAGTAGTGTCTTGTATTTGCTTTGCAATTGCTCCTTGTGTTGCTAAAACTGATTCTGATGACTTATGGCCTTCATCTTGGCTGTTTTTAAAAGTTGCTGCATATAATTCGTATCCTTGTGCTGCTTCTTCTGTTAATCCTAATTGAGTTTGAAGACCCCGTTGGACGACTAACATCGACTCTCCTTGTTTGTCAGTATACTTTATATTTCTTTGTTGCATAGGAAGAATTTTATTTAATGTTTGTGCATACTTCCTAGTATACTCTCCGCCGGTGTTCATTTCTCTTGCAGCGGCATCTAATTTTTCTCCTAGCTCTGCAGAAACTTCACTACTAATTCCTAATGTTTTATTTAATTGTTTATTTCGTTGTTCTAAAAAAGTATTTGCTTTGACACTTTTCATTAAAGCGGTGCCATATCCTTTTAATACCGAATTTAATTTTGATATTCCTGCTGCTGCATCTAAAGTGTTAGTACTAAACGATTGTATAACATTATTGAAATCGTCCATTATATTGTTATTCTTTAGGATACCTTGATAGAGGTCATTCAATTCTGTACTGAACGCTCTTGCTTTACGGCCTTCATCTGATGGGTCGTTGACATTTGGATTTGGCTCATTATCTGGCAGGCCATGTTTAGGTAAGCTACGAAGTTCGTCGATTATATGTATATAATTTTGGTATTTCATGTTAACAGTATATCTTTTTAATATAAATATTTACATTGGAGGTTTTATGACTTTTGAAGTAGATGGTTTTTGTTTTGACTTTTCAAGCATAGCCATTCTTTTATCTGCTATGTTATTTAATTTTCGAATCCAAAATGTTCTTAAGAATATAGGCATTGTATATAATGTGTTCCAATCCCATCGGCCTTCGCCTACCCATAGTAGTTCAAATAATTGATCATGTAATTTTGGTCGGTGTTCTGGTTTAAACCCAAAAAAGGTCTGCCCCAACTTGAAACCCAGCCGTGAAGGCGCTCCCATCTTCACCTTCGAATTCATATGAATATTCAAAACCCGGTGAATTTTTTAATATATAATCACGGAATGATTTGGAGTCTTTAGCTAAAAATGTATATCGAATAAAATGTTCAATATCTGACTCTTTTCTTGAATCATTTACTTGTGTTATAGCGTGTAATAAAAAAGATGAAATTGCATTATTTTCTTGTATTTGATCTGTCATATTTTTTGTTAAAAATTTAAATTTAATTGATGTGTCTGAATTAACTTCATAATCAAATTCTCCGTTGTCGTCTGGAATTAAATTAAATTCTTTTGGTTTTAGCTCTTGTAAATTTACCGACCTGTCTAAAGATTTTTTTGTTTTTGGATCTGTTACTTTGACCGGATATTCTGCCCCGTAACTAACAATCCTTGCTGTTATTATTAATCCATCTTTGTCCACATCAGGGATATCTGCAACATCTACATCTGTAACAATTAATGATTCTAATAATTTTTCTATGACAACTCCTTCTCTAATATATGACGCATTAGTTAATATATCTTCATCATATGCAGTCATGTATCGCATTTCAAGTTTTCCAGACCGTAGTGGGTGGCTTTTAGGGTAAACATTCCCTTTAGATGCTAACTCTACAATTTCTGTAGGTAGTGTATTTTTTTGTGTTTGGTCGTAATCTTTTTTTGCTAGAGTAATGAGATTTTCATTGTCATAACGATCTGTGTGTTTAGCCATTTTTTTATTTCCTTTATAACTTTATTATAAATATAAGAACACAAAAAAAGACCCCGTAAAGGAGTCTCTTTATATCCAAACAAGGGATATTATTAATATTCTAATACTGCGTAATCATATTTAAGTGTCACTTCAATTGTAACGGCATCTGCTGTAGCCCAATCCATTGACCCGAAATTTGAATCTAGAATAAATGCACCTTTTAATGTCCATTCTTCTATTTTTTCTCCTGTGGGTGAAAGTGAATGAAATGTAATATTTTTCTTATATTGTGAACTATATCCATCTCTGCCTGTTAACGACTCATGGTGTATTCTTATCCATTCCATTACAGACTGTGCTCCTGATGGAACAATTGGATCATATAATGTAATAGATATATCATTCCAATCTGATTTGCCTTTTAATTTTCTTTTAACGTTAATATGATCTAATACAATCTCACCATTTGTCATTGATGGTTTAGCAGCTGCTTTGATAATATATGCTGGAATTCCGTCAATATACATAATAAACCTATTAGTATATTTCGGTTCCCAATCAAATGCACTATCAAATAAATCATTTTGATTGATTCCTGGTAAATTTTGTTCTAATCCCATTTTCTAATTTTCCTTTTTATATAAATATCGCAACATTTAAATTTTATTCAGGGAATGCAGCCCCGGTTGGTTGTATATTAAAGTCTAATACGATAAATTCTGCTGTCCTGGTTGGTTGTAAGAATATTTGTCCATATAATATATTTTGATCTATTAAGTCTGGTGTATTATTTGTATCGTCCATTACTACTCTAAATGCACTTAGTCCTTGTTGCGACCTAACACTTTCTAAATATGGATTAGCTATATTTAAAAATCTATTTCTTGTTGCATCTGTATTTTGTTCAAATACTAAATATCTTGTTGCAGAAGCAATAAATTTCTTAACTGTAATTAACAGTCGTCTAACATTTACTCTATCTAATGCAGATGGTCTTGCTTGAAGTGTTTTTTGTCCCCAAATAACAATTCCCTCATTTGGGAAGTTTGCTATAGGATTAATTCTAGCTTCATATAAATCATCTCTATCACTTTGAGTTAATTTTTCATAAGTATTAATTACACTTGTTAATCCGCCCCTATTCAAACCAGCTGGTGCATACCAAGGCGCTGCAACTGCATCATTAAATGACAATGCTCCTGGTACAACAACTGAAGGTGGAACCCACATTGGTTTGTTTTTTGCTGGGTCTATAATTCTAACCCAAGGGAAATAAGTTGATGTATAATTTGTATCTAAACTATTAACTTCATTTATTGTAGTCGAAATACTATCTGTTAATGCATTTGTATCCATTACATAAAATGTATCTTGTCTGTCTTCTGCCATTTGCCATGCATCAGCTGTTACTGCACTATGTAATCTGTGTATAATACCTGGCGTAATTAACATATTCATATCAAAATAATCAGTGTTGCTTAATGCTGCAAATGCTTTTTGATATGCCTTAGTACCTGTTGAAGTACTTGTGTTACAATCAAATCCAAATGTATTAGTGGCTTTAATATTAGTTCCACTTAATTTAGGTAAATTTGGTTTTTCTCCATCAAACCCACCTTGCGCAGGCACCATAAATTTCCTGGTTGCAGTTGCAATATTACTGGTAAATGTTGCTCCTACTAATGCTGATTGTAATGATCCTGTATATGGACTCGCTATACTAGGAAATCCTGATTCACTATCTTGGTCCATGTCTCCTAAATAAAAGTCTGCGTTGCTTCCTGTATTTGATCCTGATGTTGGTAGTGGTGATAAATATTGTAAATTTTGAACATTTGTATAATCAAATCCGAAATAATTTTTACTATTATATGCACTATCAACAACTTGTGAAGTATTATATGATATTGGCTGTAGATTTAAATTTCCTGCTGAACCAGATACATCTGGAATTGGTGAATTTGGAGATCTAAAACCAAATGGTACTAATGTTTTATTATTTGTTTTTGCGCTAACGCCTTCTGTTACTTCAATTCTAATATATTTTGATATATTTGGATAATCGCCATTATCAAATATTTTACCTACGCTATTAATTGTTCTATATTGATCTCCTATTCTTCTTACAATATAATTTTTAGAATCTGGATCTAAATTACACCCCGTAAATGATTCTACTATATCTGGTGTTCTATCAGTGTCGCCTGACTCAAATGGTGAATTAGGAAGATTTATATTATTAACTCTTCTTACTTCTACTGTAAATGTTCCATAGCCATTTGGATCTGCTACTTCAGAATCGATTCTTATATCTCTAATTCCAACTTTAACATCATAATTTTCAACATCGCCATGAGATAGTGTATGAAATTTAAATAAGTTAATAGCGGTTGTTCCTATTTTTTGTGAAGTAACCCATGGTGTTGATGCGGCTTGATAGTCTTGTAAAAATTCATAATTATCAATTATTGCTAATGATGTAGTTACTTCTCCTAGATTATTAAATAAATCATCTGCAGCCGAGTTTTCGTATTGTACGTATATTGGATAATTTACACTTTTTGGACTAGTTCCAAATACTTTGCTTAAATAATCATTTTCTGTGTTGAATATTGATGATGAAATAAATCCAGTTGACAAATATGCTGAATATCCTGGTATGCTTGTATCTGTAGCAAATGAGCCTGATACTTTAATTGCGAAACTTCCAGAGCCTGCATCTGAAAATAATGAATCTTCAAATACATTGCCTGATCCATCTGTCGATACTGGGATGGTTGGATGTAATAAATGAGTTACATATTGCACACTTGCGGATTCTGCTACAACTGCTAATGCTCCATTTGTTAATTTATATCCATCTTCATATAACAATCTTGTAATTGTCATTACTCCAGCATTTTTTAAATATTCTTGTACTGTAAATGGAACATATGATTCCTCTGTATATGAACCAAATATTTCTTCAAACTCTGAATATGAATTTACTTTAGTTGGAATTAAGGCCGGGCCTTTAATTGTTGGACCTACTATTGAGGCTCCTATTTCACTGACACCTCGCTGTAAAAAGCTTTGGTCTTTTTCTTTGGTAAATACACCTGGCGATACTATTCTTTCGGCCATTCATTTTCTCCTATAATTTTTTTATTATAAATATGGATTAATACGGCCAAACTTACTCGATTGAAGTAAATGTTCCTTGCTCGATATTGATTTGACCATCTCCATATTTTTCTTTTAAGTTTTCTATTAATTCAAATTCCTGTTTTTTTAAATTTTCCAGGCTAGAAAATACTTCTTCTTTTGCAGAAACTATTTGTTGTAATTGTTGATTTATGTTATATTCATCAACAGATACCATTCCTAATTGCATACTATTTTGAGAATAATCTTCTCTTAATTTATTGATTGATTCTAAATCAGTTTTATCAATCTTTTTTGTCGTTGCCATATTATAACTCCTTTTTAATTTAATAATATAATGAAAATTTTTGTAACTTCCTAGGACATTCTAATTTTTATATCACTTCCCGTACGATACAATCCTCCTAATGGAACGCCTCCTATTCCCGCAGCAGAATCAGATGCATACTCTAAGCTAGCTGATACTTGTGTTAATGTTATATATCCTGTGCCATTTAATGTTCCAGCTAATGATCCTGCAAAGCTTCCTGTTCCGGAAGTTGCATGGCTTGATGTTACTGCATATGAAGAAGTTACTGCATATGAAGAAGTTACTGCATATGAGCTAGATATAATTCCTGTTATTCCACTACCTTCTGCGGACATTGATGTTGCTGTTAATGTTCCTATTACATCGGTAGAACCGGTAACAATTAATGATCCAGATATTTTAATATCATATGCTGAAACTTTTGAAAATGCATCGGTTATTTGTGTAATATGAGATGCAACAATATTGCTTCCATCTGTTATTCCGGTACTAGAAATTGAATTTGCCATAGTTGATTATATTCTTTCTATTATAAATATCGTATTGTATACCAAACCTAACTTATATTGAACCCGAAGTCCAAGCTTCTGTTGCCATTAAGGTTAAACAATCCGCATGACTACCAGTCCAAGTAGGAACTACACTCCCAGAAGGAGTTATAAAGGATGGCCAATTTTTTGTATACCATTTTAATACAAATTCTGTTTCATCTATTGATTTTCTAACTGTTGCGGCTGATGTCTCCATTACTTGGGAAAAATCAACTTCTCCAATATCTGCTGTTAATGCTGTTGCGTATGTTCTATCTGAGTAATCCATTTTTCTTTCTTTTATATAAATATGTTACAATCCAAATCTATGTTTAAGTGCGTTATAGTTTTGTAATACTTCATCTGCAGATAAAGCACGGTTGTATAATCTTACAGCTGCTATTTGTCCATTAAATTCTCTTGCGGTACTATGATTCCAAGATCCTATTCTACAACCTGCAGTATCTGTTGGGAAAGGATCATCTCCTGAATTTAGCTCGGCTTTTAAAACTCCATTAAGGTAAGTTTTCCACCCATTAGTAGTATTATTTACTCTAGTAACTACTAAATGTTGCCAAACATTATCAGTATACCCCGAAATTACTACACCATCAATTCCGGTTCTATTATCTATTTTACACAATATTTCACCATCTCCTGCTGTAGCACCTAAACTTAAAAGATAACCATTCTCCCCGCCACCACTACTACTTTTATCTATTATTCGTTGCCATACATCTCCTGTACCTCTAGAATTAATCCATGCTTCCCAAGTATTTTCTGTGGTTCCAACAAAAGAAATAGGATTTGAAGAATCTATTTGCCCTAATTCTATATAATCATCACTACCATCGAAATCCCAACAACTAGCTGAAGTAGGTGGTTGGAGAAAATTAATTCCATTTTCTAAACTTCCAGAATATTCCCCATCTAAACTATATGTTGTAGTACTACCCGAGATATATGATCTAGGGTTAGCAGCATCTACATAGAATACTAATCCATCTTCTACTATATTTGGTCCACCTTCTACTGACATTATATGAATCTATGTTTAAGTGCGTTATAGTTTTGTAGGACTTCATCTGCAGATAAAGCACGATTATATATTTGGGTTAAATAGATATTACCAAACCAAATAGTTACAAAACTATTAGTCTTCCCTATTTTAAGGGCATA